ATAGGGGGTGCATTTTTTTTCACTACCTCACGAAAATTTATGATGTATATTTCACGACTTTCAATTTCCTTTGAATTTTCTTTATAAGTCATTTTTAATTTAATATATTTTCTTGTTTTTAATTGTCCAATCCAATCAGTAATTGATCTTGTTTTTACACCATATAGGTCAGCAAAATATTTATTTCTTGCAAAACAAAAACCTTTTTCATTACATAGGGCAGTAATTTCGCCATACAATAATTTGGCATTAGGGGTTAGTGTTTGGTCATATCTGACAAATGCAGGTATGATAGCATAATAACTTTTTTTCATTTAATCTTTACAGGTTTTCGGTAATGTTTTTTAATTCATTACAAAATTTTCTTAATCGGTCATACATTAATTGGACATCTTCAAATGAAATTTCTTCATCTTGAAACTTTAAAAAAAGTGCTTCAATTAATAGATCAAACTCAACTTTAGTTAAAGAACCTATGTAGTCATAGTTTTCAAAGTCATCAAAATTATGATTGACAGTATAACGAATCCTTTGCTTAGATTCTGACCAATAAACCATTTTATAACTCTGTACCATTGGAAAGGGATAAATAAAGGTCTATAATTTCAATAGTTTTATCATAATCATTTGTCCAATGACACTCCCAATTCTCTTTTCTTAATCTCTCTAAAGCATCTTTTTGACTATCGGTTGGTTTATTATACCCAATCTTTAGTTCTATTGCAAGACCACTTTTATTATTACCACCAGGTCTAAATATTAAGATGTCAGGAATACCTGCTTTGCCACCTAAATATTTAAACTTAAATCTTTCAAAAGGACTTCTTTTTCCCTCGTTAGCACAATGTATTGCATAAACATCAGGGTATTGAAACCCTAAATATTCCATTACACTATGTTGTAACTTATCCTCTTTGCTAAGATATTTTTCGTATGGATTTGCCAATTTATCTATATTTCTTAAACATATATGTTTTAAAGTTAAGTAATTATTTTGGGTTGGTTTGTCAAACTCTAAAAAAGAGTGCAAAGTTTTAATGCCGTGATTTACCGAAGCGTGATCTTTGTGAACAGATTTGCCAATTCTTTCAAGAGTAGCACCAGGAATTAATTCCCTTGACAAACTATAATACATACTCCTTGCATCAACAAATTGTCTTTTCCTTGATTTGCTTGTTATATTAACCTCAAAAAATTCATTTACTATTCCTTTTATTGTGTTTAAATCTTTCATCTTTTTTTCCAACCTTTTAAAATTATAGTACCATCATCATCAAAATCTTGGGATTGATACCCAGTTACAATTCCCTTTTCTTTATAGAGTTTCCAAAATGTAAATGCTCTTTCAAAATCTAATTCAGCATTTTCAAGATGGACTTCATCTAATTTAAAAACTTCAATACCAAAAGGGTGATTAGTTTCACAAGCTATAAATCTAAACCTCGATGGATCAATGCCTAACATAAAGCAGTAAAAATATGCCTGTATATGATAGTTTCTATTTTGAATTTCTTTATTAAACTTTTCAGGTGAACTATCTTGACAAGTTTTTATATCGCTAATCCAATCATCGCCCATACAATCAGGTCTTACTCTAACTGGTATGCCTTGATAAGTTCCATAATGAGAAACCTCAATTTTACCTTTTGACCATTTTTTAACCTTATCATTGCTAATAAAATTCTCGTGTACTCCCCTTATGATATTATCTTCTTCTTCATCTAAAGGTATTTTACCTTTATTTTTTTCAATAAGTATTGCTTTTAATTCTTTGTCATCTTTTTTTCTTAGATCAAGTTTTGGCATAACATAGTATTCCTTTTTAAATGCTTCAATACCCTCATAACAAATTGTGTGTACGGCATTACCCCTTGTCATATATTTAGTTGTCTTAATGGGTTTTCGCTTTAAATAGTGCCAAACTGATTTCTCAGCTATGAATTTCAAGCTACTTGCTGAAATTGAATCTTTTGAGTGATAATCCTTAATACTATCATTTTTTACTTCTAAGTTTTCTATTTTCATTTTTAAGTTCTTTTATTTCTTTTTCTAATTGTTTATTTTTTTCTTCTTCTAATTTCAGCTTTTCATCGTAGTTAGCTAAAATATTGTGATATAAGATGTGTTCATTCATAATATTGTATTAAAAAAGGGGGTGATTAACCCCCTTAAAGTTAGAATGGTAAGTCATCATCTTGCTCTGCAATAACAGGTATAGATTCTGATTTAACTTCTTTTTGCTGCATATCATTTGTCTTGCCATTGCCAAGATAATTTGTTTTTGCACCACCATCTCTTTCTTCTTTTGTTTGAGATTGTGCTATTGCAACATTGTTATTGAACTGGTCAGGTTCATCATTTACAAAAAGAACTAAATTTAAATAAGTTCCTTTTTGACCTTTTATAAGTTTTGATTTATCAATTTTAGATAAATTAATACTTGCAGTAATTGTTCGTGCCATATTATATTTTGTTATGATAAACTTTTTTATTTTGATTTACAGAAGTTATTGATCTGCTTTGATTTATTGTTTTTCCCGATGCTTGGTTTGCATCATCATCTTTAGTTCTAATTCCTATCAATCCTTGTAAAGTAAATCTTCTAAAATAAGTGATTGTGCTTCCAAGTTTTTGAGGATCAGATACAGGTTGTAATTCTAAACTTGATGATTTAGATTGTCCTGTTTCAACACAAGTCAAAATAGTAAAAACTTTACCATCTTTCATTGGTTGTTCAATACACACTTTATATTTATTTAATAAAGGTTGTAATTGTTCTAACATCGCATTGATGTCTGCATAATTAGATTTAAAAAAAGGATTATTAGCATCTTTTATAATAGCTTCAATCTCATTTTGAATTCTAAATATTTTAAGATTGATACTCCAATTTGGAAAATCCATCTTTTTAACAACTGTCTTTTTAGGAGTTGTCGTAGCTTTCTCTTTATTCATTATTATATATTAATAGTTTCTAAATTAAATTCTAATTCTTTCAAATTACTCAAATCCTTAACAGTTAATGTATCAGGGTTTTGAATCTTTGAATTAAGTGTGGGCATAGTCATTTCTAACTTTTCTGCCACATCTTTCTTTTTAAGACCTAATCGCCTTAAATCATCAATGAATTCTATTTCGAACTCACTAATAAATGTTTGTATTTTATCCATAAATTACCATTTATCTAAAGGACATTTAGAAGATGGTGAAAGAGTTTTAGCAGGTAATCCACAACCACAACCTTTACGAATTTCGCCTGTAATTACATTAATACCAGACTTGGTTGGGTTACATATTGCAAATGATCTTAGTTCACAAATATTGCAAATTAACATTCTATGCTTTGCCATTTCTTTTAAAGAGGGTTGTAATAATTTTAATTTATCCTTTACAAGATTACCCCAACCATCTAAAATCTCCTTTAGTAACATACTGCAATATAAAATTATTTTTTGATTTTAAAAAATTTTTAATCAAAATTAAATTTATCTGTGTTTTGGTTATCGTTTGCATCAAAAATTTGAAACTCGGTTTCATTAACTTCAAATTCACTACCAACATTGGGTAAGTGCATATTTAATTTAAATGTATTTGCTTTAACATTATATTCCATAGTATCAATCATAGCACTCACAAAATCTTGTAAAACTGTATCACCAAAGTTTACCCAAATTTTATGATAAAAGTATATTGGTATTTCACTTACATCATCACGATAAAATTCACCTTCATATTTTTTTAATGGGCTTCTAAAATCATTTAAAATTTCTTGTAATTGCAATTTATCTAATGTATCATTTTGGATTTCAACTCTATCAATTCTTCCAAAATCACCTGCAACATTACTTAAATCATCATCATCAAGCTCATTTGTTAAATAATTACTACTTGTTTTATATTCACCAGTAAAATTATTTGAAACACCAATATTTAAAAAATCAAGCAAACCACCTGCCGTTTTTGTGTGTGTTAATTTTTTAAAATCTTTTGTTTGTGCAATATAAAAATTGTCAATAAAAGTATAACCTATTGAAAGATCAAAAAAACCATTAACACTTAAAGGAAAAAGTTTTACCTCTAATTTTGCACTAATATTTGCCAATCCAAAAGAAACATTATCTAAGGTTGTTTTATAACGATTCCACTTATTGTAAGATGTTACCTCAACAATTTTAAAAAATTGATCTTGTGTGAATGTACCAGTAGTAAATTTATTATCGTTAAAATCATACATTAAATCAATTGAACCATTACCACTTGTGTCAGCACCAACAGATATAAAAAACCTTGATTTGACAGGTTCAACTTTATTTGCAATCGTGTGATAAGAAAAATTTATTTCAATTGGTCTTTCAGTAATTGCAGTTGTACTTGCCAATACATTTTTAATTAATGGATTTGTTTTGTCATCATTGATACTTGGTCGCCCTTGATATAAACAAAACACACCAGATATTGGCATAACTGTCAAATATATTTGATTGGGTTGTATAATTCCTGAAGGTATATTAGATTGTGCACGAGGTATAGTTGTAATTGACCAGTTGAAATTACCATAACGAAATGTAGGATTTTGATTTAATAATTTTATTGGATTTATATTGGTTTCTTTAATAGCTTTTTTTAAAGGCCTTAAATATTCAACAGATAAATTTTCGTTTATTGGTCTTAAAGTCGTTGGGCATTGTAACAAAACATCTCTTATTACATTAGTTTTTTGCACCCCATCTTTATCATATACTTTAAATTCAATGTTTTCTTGACCAGTATTTTTTAATGCTTCGTTTTGTTGTTTTCTAATACCCATAATACAAATTTACAATATTTCCTTTATAAGTTGATAGTAATTGTAACAAGCTAAATTTGGATTTACTTCAAGGTCTTTTGGTGGTTTTTTAGTTCTGTAATGTCCTTTTTGAAATTCTTTATTTTTTGATGATACTATTCCTGCATTGTGATATATTGAATTTTTTTCCCAACTATCAATTGAGTGTGTTGCCCAAGTAAAATCTAATTCTTTAATAATTTTTGTTGGTTTATCAATTTTCCATAAATTCCACAAAACTGCCCACATATCGGCACACCAAATTTGTAATTCGTGATAATCTTTATCTTTTTTTTTCTTTTTGTTATTTAATTTAAAAACTTGTGAATATAAATTCTCACAATCATTTTCTACATCTTCCCAAAATTTAGCATTAATGTCTTTTAAAACATATTGACAACCTCCTGAATTTTCTTGATTATCTTTTAATATGTTTTTATCAATACCAACAACACTGCACATTAACTCTAAAACATCTTCGCCTTTTGATAATATATAATCATAACCAATATAGCTTTTGGTATTGCTTAAATAACAATTTGGATCACAACCACACAATTTATCACTTAAATCTAAAGGTTTTGTTAAAACTATATCGCAATCGTGATACATAAATGTACCTCTATATTTCCACCAATACTTTTTAAAATGTTTTTTTAATAAATGTGGTCTAATACTTGAAATGTATTTAATATCAGTTCTTGTATCAGGATAAATATGAAAATTTACTTTTGGATATTTAATTTTTAAAAGGATATATTCATTTATATCGTTTTTAAAATCAGAAAAAATAATGTCAATCTTATCTTGTTCGATACCAACTCGGATAAAACTTGAAATCATTACATCAATTTGCCAACAAAAATAAAGTTGTCCTGGTTGAGCAGAAATATATCTCATAATTTATGGACAAGCAGGACAAGTAATTAATGTTAAACTAAATCCATTCCAAAAATAAGTTGTGTTTGCTTGTCTTATATAGTTACCTGGTGCAATTATTTCAGTACATAAAAAGTCCGTATATATAGTAGAGGAGTTTGCTAAACTTGTTCCATTTACATAAGCAGTTACGGCACGACCACCACAACAAGCAGTTACGGCATCGTTGCCAATGTAAACTTGGATTGCAGTACAAGGTGTTTGTGTTGTTATAGGTGCAGGTGTTGTTGTAGTTGCTAAATATAACTGACAAGTATTACAATCTGCAAAATTTAAATATTCATCAACATCACCATCTACTCCAGCACCACCATTTGAATGACTTGAATAACATACAACTCCATCTGATATTACTGCAGGAAAACTATTTGTTTGATTAGAAACCTCAATGATAATATCATCTTGCGAACAATCTGTGTTTAACCCTAAATATTTTCTGTAAAATATTGTAGGTGCAGCAGTTGTGGAAGTTGTTGTTGATGGAAGTTGAGTTGTTGTAACACCCTCACAATCATCACAACTTAAAAAAGCATTGTTTGCTAAATCTACTTCTTGAAATTTACTTGTTGGAAAACAACCTAAATTATTATTGTCATTTTGTACTTCAGTTGAAACTGTACCTACTTTGAAAAAACAAATACCTGTGCTAATTTGCTTGACAAAATCAGGTAATTCATTTTTATTTCTTCCAAATATTTCTATTTGGTCATCACCACAACCTTGATAATTTGCAAAAAATGTCATAGTAGGACAAGTTTCTGCAGGTTGTGTTGTTACAATATCACAAGAACCTACAATAGTTGTTGTTGGTGTTGTACCTAAATCAATAGAACCTTGAACAATGTAACAATTATCATTATCAGTATTAATTCTTACTTTTGAACCACTACCATCAAAATTACTATTATAAGCAACATTAATTCTTTGACCTGTAGTTTCATTTTCTACTATTAATGCAACAGGATTATCTACATCAGGATCACATTCAGGACATAATATTTTTGAACCAAGAGTTGTGCCATTAAAATATCTGTAATATTGTCCATCATTTGCAAAATATTGTGCTGCTACCAATGTTGAACAAGTATCATCTGTAAAAACTTTTGTGGTTTCATCACTATATAAATTTGCACCGTTAATATATACATTTTTAGCTGCGATGTCATTACAACAAACTGCATAAGGAGATGCTGCACCAAATACCGATTCTATTAAACAAGTAGTAATTTCTTCAGTAGTTATTTCTTGGGTTGTTGTTATACATACACCACTAATTGTAGGTAATCCACTTGTACTTGCAATCGTTGCACCTGAAGTTATTGTATAACAAGTTGCCCCTGTATCAGATAATGTGATAGTTGTACCTGATGAATAAGTGTCATCATATACGGCATTCCTTACTGCATTTGTACTTGCATTTACAACTTTCCAAATATTATGAGTTCGTTTTTTTACTTGTGAACCTACAGATTCACCTGCAGTGTTAACGGCAAAAGCATTTATGTAATATTGTGTGCCAGGTGTAAGAGTTAATGCAGGACTTGTTACTGATGATGTGTCCAAAGTAAATTGATTTGTACCTCCTGTGTAATTAACTGTTTGTGGTATTCTTCTATTTTGTGTGTAATTAAAACTATTTGTTCCAAAGTAAAAACCAACTTGTGTGACATTTGATGAACCAATATCTTCAACTCTACCTGTCAATGTCATTTTATCATCAAATATTTGATTATTTGTGGGTTCAACTGTTACAACAGTAGCTTTTGTTTGTACTTGTCCTTGTGTGGTTGTTGTTGTTGATGCAATAAAAGAATTTGTTGCACCCCTTCCTTCATCAAATAAACTGTTTGTGGCAAATGCAGTAACAAAATATTGCCTACCTGCTATTAAATTACTTTGATTTAATGTAAATGTTGATGTGGTTTCAGTTGATTCAATTCTTAAATTATTTGAATATTGGTTGCTTTCACCAAAATAAAATCCTCTTGTGTTAATTGGTAAACCTCTATCGTTTGTTACAGTACCACTTAATGTAACACTTGTTTCGGTTATATTAGATGGACTGTTAGTTGTTACTAATGGGCTTGTATTACTCTTATTTGTTGTATTGCTACCTACTCCTGCAATAACAGTTCTGTCATAATAATTACTATTTGATACAATATACCAAGAAGCATTAGCTTGATATATTCTTGAATTTGTAAGTTTTAATATTTGCTTCAAAACATTTTTTGCATTTTTACGAACAAAATCATCTGTAAGTGCAAATTCATTTATAAATATGTCGTGAAATATTGTTTTATTAGAATCAATAACAACATTGTTTATTTTTCTTCTAATATTATTTTGAATAAATATGTCAAAATCTAAACCAGTTAATTTTAATATTTCTTTTATATAGTAAAAAGCTGAATCAAAATTATTTTGGTCAGAAGATGTTGTTTTTATACTTCCATCTGCATTAAGATTTATGTTACCGTTTGGAACTAAATATGAATCAAGTGTGCCTAAATTATCTATTGCCTTTAATTTTATATCAAATGGCTTTGAAATTATTGATTCATTATAATTATCAAAAACTAAAAAACCTTCCCAATAAACCTCAAAAACCTCACTCTTTTGCCACAATAAATCTGTTTGTTCCCAATCTGTGTTTGCTACATTCCATAGGGGTGAATCTAAAGTTATTGAATTATCTTCTTGCCCTGCTAAAATTCTAATTTTAAAATCTCTTTCATTAAAATTTTGAAATTCATCGTAAGAAATGTTATCAGTAGTTTTTAAATTTACAATACAAGATGATCCGATAATAGGATTATAAATATCATCAGAACTTGAATATCTTAAAATAGCAGGTGTTTCAGTACCAACAAGACTTAATATATCACCCTCGTAGTCTTTTTTTAATATTTCTAAAGTCCTTTTATGCCCTCTATTATCTGAAAATTTTATTTCGTATTTGACTCCGTATGCTGCCATTATAACATTCTGTTTCTACTTTTATTTGCTCTTTCAAGTGCTATTATTAAATCTTCTCCTCTTAAAACAAACTCCCCTTGTACTGCACCAGTTGTTCCTAACATCTTTTTAAGTTTACTTAAAGGTGCAACTACTTCAGGGTTTGATCTTGCACCAGGATATTCTCCAATTAAAGCATTTGTTGGCCCTGATACAATACCACCTTCAGCGAAAGGTGATACAAGACCTGTTAAACCTTTAAAAAATCCTCCAAAACCTTTAAATGTACCCATTGCACCACCAGATCCTCCTAAAAAAAATGATAATACTGCTGCTGCTGCAGCTGCTGCCATTAACCTCACTACTAATGCTTTTATTGTTGTTTCTAATCTTCTTAATGGTGCTTCACCATCTGCTATTGCTGCAAAACTATCAGTTAATGCTTGACCGACTTGTGGAATTAATTGCTCACCAAAAGTTTTAAAATCTTCAACTAAAGGTTTTACTGCTTGTGTATTTAAATCTTGAAATGCACTTGTTGTTGTTGTTATTATTGGGCTTAAAGATTCAAGTGCAGGTCTTACAACTGTATTAATACCAACACCTGCAGATTCAATCATACCAAATATAGATTGATGTAAACTTGCTGCACCCTCACTTAGCCCTGTAAATTTTGGTGGTGTTGTTGTTGCAGTAGAAGTAGATGCAGTTGTTGCACCAGGAAATAATAAATTTTGTAAATTTCTTGTTTGTCCTTTTTGCAAAGGCCCCATTACCCCCTCCATTGATTTTTTTAAAGCATCTAATTCAAGTTTTGCAGCTAATGAACCTGCTTGTAATGCTGCAAAAAGACCTCCACTTCCTTTTGATTTAACTAAATTTTTAAGTGTTTCTCCAAATGATATTCCTGATGCTCTTGCAGTCAAAAATGTAGTAGATAATGTTCCTAAAACAAATATTAATGCAGTAATTAAAGGGTTTAATGCTATAACTGTAGTTACAATGGTAGATAAAGAAGCAGTTAATAAACCTAAAACCATTATAATAGGTGGAATAGCTGCTGCCATTAAAGAAGCGTTAATTATAAATTTTTGTGTATCATCATCTAAATTCTTAAACCTTTTTACTAATTCTCCAATCTTTTTAGATAAAGCAGGAATACCTTCTTTTAAATTAAGTGTATCTGCAATTTCTTGACCAAGTTCTGCAAGTGCAATATTTACATTATCTTTTAATGTACTGAACAATCCCTCTAAAGTTTGTGAAAGTATCTTTAAACCATTGTTAAAACGACCACCCTCGCCTGTTGCAAATTTAAAACCATCTTGTAAAATTTTAAAAGATATTTTACCCTCTGAAGCCATCTCCATTATTTCACCCCTTGCAACTCCCATTGACTCTGCAAGTATATCAAGAATTGGCACACCATTGTTTATAAACTGCCTTAAATCCCTTGTCATTACCCTACCCTCTGCAGCAGCTTGACCAAATGCTACGGCTATACCTGTCAGATTACCACCTGAAACTGCTGCAACATCACCCAACATTTTAAGCGATTTAAAAGCATCATCAGATGTCTGCCCAAATCCCATTAACATATTGTTCACTCTTGTTAGTTCCTCTAATTGCAGTGGTGTTTCTGCACTAAATTGAACCAATCTTTCAAATGCTTTTGCACCCTCCTCTGCTGATCCTGTTAAAGTGTTTAATGTAACTTGTAATCTTTCAAACTTTGCAGCTTGTCTAACGGCTAAAGTACCAACTGCAAGTAAAGGAAGTGATAATCTCGTGGACAACATTTTACCTGTCCTTGTAGCTTGTTGGCTAAACTTATCAATTTTACCCCTTGCTTTATCAATATTAACATTAAACTGTGCAGTTTTAGCAATAAACTCGAATAATAACCTAAAATCTTGATTTGCCATAGTACAAAAATAACTATTTTTTATTCAACTTACTATTAATGAGTTCTTGATACTTTTCAAAATCTTCTCTTGATGTTTTAGCCGTATTTCTCTTTATGTTGTCTTGTGGTAATTCAAAGAGTTGGTGGGGTTTTATCATATCAGATTTCTTACCAACATTAACATTGTGAATCATTGTCGCTACAAAACGATGTTGTTCCCAAAGTGCATTTATTTGGATTACATAGGATTCCGACATAAGTTTGTTTTCCTTAAATGTATTTGTCCAAAAGTCATTCGGATTAATACCACAATAACCAATGTAGAAATCGGTTATATCCTCCCAAGAAGTTTTATCGGTTATTTTTTTTTTGAATCAGTTTGTGGATTCCTATTTAAACCTGCATTTAAATCATTACCTAAGATTCGAGATTCTGTCATTGCTTTGATAATCTTTTCAATATCCTCAGAAGTAATATCTTCAAGCCAATTACCAACATCGAAATTATCATAGTCAATTTCTTTTTTGTTTTCTTGATCGTAAGTTAAAATACCTGCATATACTATCGTGATGATAGCTTTAAGTGAAACACCTTTTTCAAAAATACCTCCAATTTCATCAAGAGAAACACCAAGCATATCCGTAAAGGTTGCCCAAAAGTTCATACTAAAGTGAAGTGTACGATTCTTTCCTCCGATTTTAAGAGTGTAATAACCTCTTTGTTTTGTCATTTAAAATAGTTTACAATAACAAATATAACAATTACACATTAAAAATCAAGTGTTAGTTTGTAGATTCAGTAATTGCACCAGTAACTGTGATTGTTCCTGAATAAGTAACTGCTTCTTCCATTGCACCACTTATTTCACAACTTGACATAAAACCCTCACCACTGTAAATAGTGTCGCCAGTAGCAGCAGTTCCAAATGTCCAATCTATTTTTTGTTTTGTAAGTAGCTTGTGTGCAATTTCTTTACCACCATTAGCATCAGTATAATCAACTAAACCATCAAAAGATATTTCTGCAGATCTTAATCCTGCGATTGATTCTGAAAATCCTGCTGAATCTTTTGTAGTGGCAGCTGCCATATCGTTTGTAAATGAAATTGAACACGATGTAGTATGCCCAATAGTCGCTGGCGAACCTGCATCATCAGCGATTTTGATTAAAAGGTTAGTACCATTGAAAATTGTTGAAGCCATAACTTATAATTTTTATACTACAAATATAATTAATTTTTGATTAATAATTTTCTAACGATATTATTCCAACCAGTTGCAAACCAACCATTGAAATTTCTTATCTTTTGTGCTAAATATTCGAATAATCTTGCCATCTTAATTTTGTTTTTGTTTTTGTAATAATTGTACGATCTTAATTATTGTATAAACCAAAGTTGCTATTATTAGAAGTCCTTGAAGTACTGAATTTATTTCTGATATTGTCATTATTATTGTAACTACTCCTAATACTGTTGGTTCAAATCCATTCATAACATTATTCTATTGTAAGTTCAACTATTTTCCACTCTTGGTTTTCTTCATTCCAATCATAAATATTATCATCTTCAGGATAAGGAACTGGTGCTTCCCATATATAATTTTCATTTAATGACCAACTTGCAAAAGGTTGTGGTGTATAAAAAGCATCATTATCATTATCCCAAGTATAACCTACTCCTGCAAAATTATGTCTAATAGTTCCATTATAAGATGTTTGTACCCAATCTCTATGTCCATAAATAGATTCACAAAAATCAATTCCTTTAGTTTCTGATTCTTCACCATCAACTAATAATTCGTTATTGTGTATGACAATTACCTGTGTTACTATATTATTTTCATCTATTTGTGCAAAATGTGCCATATCTATTTATTTATGAGTGTACATAAGTTCCACTTCCTGTGTATTTTATTATTGTAAAATCTCCATCTGTTGTTACTGTTGGTGAACCTGTTACAGAACTTGAATATTCAGATGTAAGTAATCTTAAAATTACAACTCCTGAACCTCCAACACCTCCATCAGTTGGCGTACCTCCACCTCCTGCACCACCACCACCACCTGTGTTAGCCGTTCCGTCTATTCCTCTTGATGGTATGCCTTGTGTAGCACCTCCACCACCACCTCCATCACCACCTGGAGTAACTGTAGAGTCATTTCTTGAACCTCCACCACCTCCTGCATATGTAACAGAAGAACCTGTTATTTCGACTGCTAATCCATCTCCACCATATCCTGCACCATCTGTACCTCCTGCTTCAGAAGCACCTCCACCTCCACCACCATTAGCAGGTTGAGTTGGTGCATTTCCAATACTACCACCAAATCCTTGATTTGCCGTTCCTGAACTTGTTGTTGTTGAATTATGTCCTGAACCACCACCAGAACCACCATCTAAACCATTTCCATATGTATCTTTACCACCTCCACCACCTAAAGATGTTATAGTTGTTAATCCTGATGCAGCTATTGATGAATTACCACCATTTGTTTGAGTAACTCCACCTGCACCAATTGTAATTGTATAAGTTCCTGCTGCTAAAGTTATATCGCTTTCAGAACTTGAACCACCACCTGAAGTAGGACCATAAGATGTACGAAGTCCTCCTGCACCTCCACCACCACCAATGGAATTAGTACAACCACCACCTCCACCAGCAATAACAAGGAATGACATATTACCTGCGACTGGATATAGTGTTGGGTTCATTTTTATTGCCCAGTATATAGAACTTTGTCCACTATCATTATAATAACCTGATGTAAATTCAAATCCAGTACTTGTAAAATTTATATTAGTAGTTTCATCAACTTCTGCATCTGAATTGTTAGCTTCTAATCTTTTTCTTTTTGGATTTCCATCTCTTACACTATCAAAAATCATCCAATCCTGACCGCTTGTATATTTTCGAAGCATTACAAAATCAGGTTTAAAACCAACATTAATTGATTGCGAAGTTCCATTACCTGCATAACTTCCAAACTTTTGATACGATGTAACATCGTGGAAACAGTAAGCTATGTAAGTACCACTATTAGAATTAATACAAGAACCTGAAGCACAATTACTTAAAGTAAATACCGTGCTTGAAGGGGTTGTGTTATTAAATGCAGCATCAGTTACTTCAGCATCATCTGTGTTTAAGTTTAATGTTTTTGTATTACCTAATGATGAGTGATATACTACCCAATCTTCTGCATAATCTAATCTTTTAACAATTATCATATTAGGTGCTGCTGAAAGACCGTGACCAACTGTAGCCCCTGCTGCTTGTGTTCCATCATATTTAACGATTGAAAAACCTGCATTAGCATTTGCACTAACAAGTGAATTTATGCTACCATTATCATTAATTGTCGGTTCGTTATCATCAGCTTTCCAAGTCCAAGCTACAAATTTTGAATTATTATAATTATGACCTGATTCGCTTCCTACTGTAAACCCATCTGAATCAAATGAAGTTAATCCATTGGCTATTGTTCCTTCAGCACCAGTTGTATTTGGTAAAATATATTTGCCAGTACCTCTTGTTGAATCGTATATGACGTGATTAAAATTTAAATCTCTACCTTTAATCCAAACAAAAGATGGCGAAAATCCTAATCCTGTAATACTTTGTGTTCCACCATTACCAGTATAAGTTTTTACATTAAAACTATCTGCAAGTGTTGGTGCTTCTGTGTCAGGATCAGCAGCAAATGCCATATAGATAAATGTACCATTGTTTAAATTTACAGGACCTGAATTTGTGTTTATTCTAAATCCATTAGATAAAAACTCTAAATAATATCCACCATCATATTCAGCACCACTTGTATCCGCTCTTAATATTAATCTTTTTTCTTGACCAGGATTTCTTTTATTATCAAACATATACCAACCATAATTAGATGTATTTGTGTTTTTTATCATCACAAAAGCAGGTTCAAATCCTGTTTCTATAATTGGTCCTCCTCCAGATACTCCATTACCTGTGTATGAACCAATCTTTGAAAAGCCATCAACTGAATGAAAACAGTAGGCAATAAAATTATCACTTGATTTTGCTACTGAATTATCAGCCCCTATACCAAACACTGTAGCATTTCCTGCTTGTGCAGTTGTAGAATCATCAGATTTTCCAGAAGTGCCATCAAGTAACATTCTTGCATTATCTCCTAATTGTGGCAATTGTACTATCCAATTATTTACACTATCTCTTGTTTTAATTATTACTAAATCACATTTAGCTGAAAGTCCGTGTCCTATTGTTCCTGCACTACCACTTCCAGTATATTTAACTATTGAGAATCCTGCATCTTGATTTGCTTGTACTGTACTTGTAACACTTCCATCTGAATTACTGCTTGTAGTTCCTCCGTTTGCTTTCCAACACCAAGCTACGTATTGAGTATTACTGTGGTTAAAATTAGAACCAGCTGCATTTGTTCCTTTTCTAACTGTAAATCCATCTGAATCAAATGAATCTAATTGTCCATATAACCCTCTCCAAGATGATGAATATGTTGATTCTGGGCTTGTGCCATCACTTCCAAGAATAGAGTTTATTCCACGAGTACTATCCATAACAGTATGAGACCAAGCATAAGTTCTTGTTTTAATCCACACAAAGTCAGGTTTAAATCCAAGACCTGTAATAGATTGAGTTGAATTTCCATCGCCTGTGTATGCAACTACCTTAAAGTTTTCACTTGGAGTTACTGCACCACTTCCAACAGCACCTGCACCAATTAATCTTTTATTTAAACCCATTTATTAAATTGTTGGGAAATCAAATGTAATAACTGCACCTTTTGCACTTAAAGCATTGATTTCAGTTTCAGTTGTATCAGATAATTCTCTTAAATCTTCTCTTGCATCAGCTATCTCTTGTGGCACTTCTGTTCCATTATCAGCTTTTCTAATAATGTACCAATCGGTTTTTGAAAGTTCACTTCCTATTTGTGCTTTAAAGTTGCTTATTGATTGCTCTTTTAATTCGCTTAATGATTTACTAAATGTTTTATTAGATATGTCTTTTTTAAAACAAGTAGCTTCTGTATCCCAATATATCTCACCTAAATCGTGAATCCTTGAATCATAGCTATCATCTATCATTACATTGAAAAGACCGTTGTTTTCCATTTCATCTTCACTCCACTCTTTTACATTTAAATGCAATCCAGTTGATGATCTAAATGAATTAGGTACTGATTGATAAAAAGTTATTACACCTGCGTTATTTACTGCTTTCATATTATGCTACTTTATTTATTGTTGCGAATTGTTCTGTGTTTCCATTTGTAGAAACTATACTAATTAAATTTTCTCCACTTCCATCATAAGTAGAAGCATTTGTAAGTTCTTTTACACTTGCAGGCAAAGTCAAAGTGTAATTACCACTAATAACTAAATTAATCTGCATTCCAGTTGATACATTAGCAAATGTTAATGTTGTATTGCTTCCTAATGTTTTAGTAAATGTTGTAGCAGTTGCCCAATCTACAGATGTACCACTTAATGCTGCTGCAGTAGTAAACTCTGCACCTAACTTAGAATATCCTACGGCATCTGCTGCAATCATTCCACTTGCCACACTTCCTGTATCTCCTGTTGCTACAATAGTTCCTGTTGCAGTTGGCAAAGTTAATACTGCTGAACTTGCTGCACTATGTGGTGCTGCTTGTATTGTTTGAAAATGTGCATTAGAGCTTTCACAATACATTTTAATTTTTGCAACATTACCAGTACCAGTTCTTACTTGCACATCACCATCATTAATTGTTACACCACCAGTTGATCCATTACCACCCATTGTAAAAGCATTTGTGGTTGAAGCAGCTAAACTTACAGTAACATCTCCACTTGTTCCACCACCTGATAAACCTGCTCCTGCCGTAACGGCAGATATGTCACCACCACCTGCTGCTGATGTATAACTAAACGATCCATCTCCATCTGATTGTATTAATTGTCCACTTGTACCATTTCCACTAATGTTAAGTTGAGTGGCAGTAACGGCATTGTCGGCAATCATTGTTGAAGCTACCTCTCCAGTTGAAGATGTACCAACTAAAGTACCCTTAGATGTTGAAACAATTACACCTGCATTTGTCAATGTAAGTCCAAGTGCATTACCTGCACCATCAGTTAGTGCTTGTGCTGAAGCATCTATTGTAGAATTATCACCCACTTTAAGTAGTGATGTATAAGTATCTTTTATTTTATTACCTGTTAAACTTGCCATATTTTGTTATTTTATAATGATTCCCAATTTTTATTTACATTTTGCCATTGTTGTTGATTCTTATTCCAATATTGTCTAACTTTAGAAATAGCAATAGCAACCTTGTTGCCCATTTTCGCTAAATTCATTCCAAGTCCTAACATACTATTCGATATAAGCAATTACTTTTCCTGCTGCACAACTTATTGTATGAAATGTTCCATATATAATAATCCCTGCTGATAATTCTAAACTTGTTATCGCAGTATCTCCACCTGTTGCTGCATTTGTACAAGTTATCGTAGAATCTTCCATTGCTTGAATAGCATTGTATTTCTCACCAACTGTACTTGTACCACCTGAAGCTATGATTCTTAAACCAAATTCACCGAATGCTGCTTTCTGATAATTTCCTGAATAATATAAATCGTTTGACATAAGTAATAATTTATTACAAAAATAACAAATTAATTATTAATGCTTTCGACCTTGCCCACGATATTTTTTTTTGTAACCTGATTGACCTTTACTTGCATTTTTACTATGGCGACCAGATCTTTTTTTCTTTGGCTTTTCAATATAAGAAACAAATACTTTTCGTGCCATTAGTTTGACTTGTTGTTAAACTTTTCAAAAGTTCTCATTCCTCCAAGACCAAGCATACCTATTAAAACTGTCATTAAATGTTCCATTTGCAAAGCAGGTGGTGCTGATTCAACCCCAACATACCAAACAAGCAAATCTCTTAAAACAAAATTATATGCAAGTGCAAACCCACATACCCAACCGATAAAAGGTCTCCAACCTGCTACAAAAATTGTTCTGTGCTTGGCTTCTTGTTCGTTAATTTGTGCTTGTAATTCAATTAATGTTTGTGGATCAATCTCTTTCCCCTTGATGAGTTCCCTTATTTCAAGACCAAGCCCACCAATATTATCACTTGATTTAAACCCTAAAAGTTTTTTAAGAAGTTTCAGCATCGTAATTAATATCTAAGTCAAAATGAGTATATGTAGAATAACCTTTCCCCTCTTTTCTTTTTGCTTGGTACACTAACTTTCTATTATTTCCTTTTACATAAGAAATGTGAATCCAAGCAGGGTTATCGTTATCTCCTAATTCCCATATAAGTTTATCAAAATCCATTTCATTTTTAATTATATAAAATAATTCACAATTAGTAATGCCAGTAGCATCTAAATCTATTGCACAACCCTTAATGTGTTGTGATGTTGCAGCTGCACCTGAAATAGCATTATTTAATTTCTCTGATCTAAAAAAACTATTTACTATAATTGGTTCACCTACTTTTTCTCTTAAAGGTTCAAAAAACTCATCTGCCAATATTTTCATATTCGCTAATTGTTCATCGTTAGGTGTGTTTTTGATTTTTAATTTTTTAGCAGTTGCAGAACCAAATGCTTCTTTCCAAGATATATTTGTACTAAAGTTTTCTTTTTTAGATTTTGCCATAATTATTAATTTTGTTGAACTCTATTTGCAATGTCAATAATTGCTCTGTAATAAGTTTTTTCATCATCATCATCATTACTATAAGCAACTCCATTAATGTTGCTTGTAAACACATTAAAATTGTTTGATGTAAGGTCAAAGTAATCTGTCGTAGATGTCTTAATTAGTTCTAAAATAGATTCTACAATATCATTTACTTGTAGTTCTCCACCATCATCAGAAAAGAAAGCAGTAACGACCTCGATTCTTGTGATACATTCTACTATAAAATCACTTTGATTTTGATTTGTTTGTGCAGAATCAGCAGAATACACAATTATATAAGGTTCGCTTTGTGAAGATGGCACACGATTATATACAGGTATATTTGCACCACCATAACTTACATTCCCATTTAAAAGTGTAAATATTTTTTGTCTTATAAATCGTATTGGTTCTTTCATCTTAAACTTCTTTTAATTGCATTGTTTAAATCTAACATTAACCTTTTTAATCCTAAGTTTATTTTCCCAAAGAAATAAGGTTGTGCTTTTTGAAATCTTGTACCAAATTCAAGAAACCCTGAATAAGGTGCTTTAGATTCTATTGATTTGTCTTTTGCATTATAAACAACATTGTTTCTTAAATTACCTGTATCAACTGGAATAGGTGGCAATTTTATTTCTCTTGATATTAATAATCCATTCTTGTCAATTATCATATCAACCCCTTTATTGCCAAGTGCATCTAACTTGTCAAACATTTTATTGACTTTTCTAAGATCAGATTTATTAACTCTAATATCCATTACTCCCTTTTTGTTGCCGTTATTGTTGTGTAATACTTGTAATTGCTATTAAACATATTGTTTATTTGAAATTGACCACTTTCATTTTCTATTTCTAACAGATCTGTCGTATTTATAGCATCAGCAGTTTTTTTCCTAACAGTTAGTTCAATCACAAGGTTTCGATCTCTTTTACCATTCTTTGTTGCTACATCACCACTTGTATAATTGACCATCGCCCAAATCGTTGTTTGTGTTGCAAGAGTAGATGAAAAACCACCAAACCCATCAGCAGTTTTAGATTGTCTTTTAATCAAAACTCTTGTATCTAATTTTCCTGAATTCATTATATAAACATCGTTTTATACGAACTTAATAACTCCTTTACACTTGTTGGGATTTCATTAACAGTATTGCCAATCACAAAATCAGCTCTATTATCATATAAAGTAGAAACAAGTTGTAAGTTCGCTTGAATTAAAAAACTATCATTCATTCCTGCCGTTGTATAACTGACGATTACTTCCTTTGATGGTAAACTATTAAGTTCAACAATAGTATCATCAAGACCATATTCTGTATAAGCAGTTGTTGCAGTTCCCTCAACAGTTATTGATTGAATTGAAGCTATGGGTGAAAATGGAAGAACAAACCTTTCATCAACACTCGCTAAATACAATTTTCTTGTTTTAGCAGCTATGTCTTTCGTAATGTAGTTTTCTATTATAATCCTGGCTTGTGTTATCATTTGACCTATTAGAGTATCATCAGCACTTGTATCAACTCTTAAATAAGATTTAGCAGTTGCCGTATTGATTATCTCTGATCCAGTCGTTGCAGTAATTTTCATTTGTGTATGAAAACGATTTAAAGGATTACTATAATATTTCATTACTTATTTTTTTTAATTTTTTTCTTGTATGCTTGTTTTAGTTCCTTTGTTTCTTTTGTCTTTTTAGTATCTCTTTCTATGATTCCTAAAAACTCTAATATATCTTCTAACATAATTTATTATTTAAAACAAAAATACAAAAAAAATGCACCATAAAGTTTACAGTGCATTTGATTGAAAAAGAATAAAGAAAGAAAAAACTATTTAAAGTCAAAGTTATTAAAAAATTTTGAATAATTATTTGTCAAACTTAATCTTACGGCTAATCTTGTACCATCATTTTTAAAAATAAAAAAACCTTCAAATTTTTCTACCCATATCGCAAAATAATCTACATCTACTTTTTCATAAGTTCGTTTCCATTGTATGTGTACAGTTTTTCTATTTCTTTGAAAACCTTGAAATGTTGATTTGATTTGAATTCTATAAATATTATCTCCAGTGTCTGCAAGACAATCATATACGGAAGTATGGAGCAAGGGATAGGATATTTTTATGTCTCTTTTAAGACATTCAATACCGAATTTATATTCAGCAATACAACCCTTTGAATTGCTATCCACAAATGTAAAGTTAAAAAAAAAGTGGCTAACCGAAATTAACCACTCATCACCTAATTAATATGAAAAAAAAACTAATTAACTAAACACTTTATTTTTTTTACTCTTTTCTACTTCATCTTCTATACTATAAACCAAACCTAATATTTTAAAATACATATCTTGGGTAACATCATCTTTATTTAAATTATCTGATACTATTCTCATAATCTTTGGTGCTATTTTTTTATTCATTGCCATTATCTAAATAACCAAAATAAAAATTCAATTGCTAATGTTGCCCAAAATGTAAATAATCCTAATCCCCAACATAAATACTTTAGTATTCTTTTTTGCAGTTGCTCATCAACTGGCATATTCAAATCTTGTTGTGTTGCTTTATATATTACTTTCATTAATGAGTTATTAAACAAATTAAAAAGTGTGATGCAAAATAAACCACTGCAAGTACAATGATAGGTATTTGCAATTTTTCTATTGTTGTGAGAATTTTATTCATTATTTCTAATTTTCATCAAAGTAAACTAATTTATTTATTATATGCAAATATTTTTTACTTTATTTAATATTCTTTAATGATTATTTAACATTAGGGTATAAAAAAAGGGGGTATAAAACCCCCCTTTAATAATATAATCTCTAATGATTATAGAGCAGCAATCACTGTTGCGAATGAACCTCTACATAGAGCATTTGGAAGATAAGTTGTGAAACCTAATCTTTCTTGAACTCTAACTGTTATAAAGTTCTTTTGAACATTATCAGAATCTTGCTCGAAGAATTCAACACTAATGTTCTCTCTCTGCCAAATTTGAGCAGCTTGACTAAAGTTACCTACGATAAACTCTCCCTCTGCCATTGCAGTTGAGATTCTTACAGGTACTCCCATAAATGTTGGTTGTAGTCCTTGATAAACTTGGTCTTTTAGATATCTGTTGTCAGAATCTTTAAGAGCAAGAATTTTGTGGAAATCAGTTGGGTGTAATAAAATACCATCTGAAGTATAGTTAGCTTTTGCCACTTGGTTTAATGCAGTTATAAGTACATCAAATTGTTGTGGGTTAGCAAAGTCAGCAGCACCAAAACCTGATGCACCTGTACTCCAAACTGTAGCTGAATTTCTTAATCCCTCTAAATTTGGTGCAGTACCATTACCACCTAATAACTGGTCATCTTCTACTGCCATAAGTTTACTTGGAACTCTTGCTGAAATATATGAACTTAATTGTTCAGTATCTTCCATCATTTGTCTTGATAATCTTAGGTATGTACCAATCGTTTCGACAGGTGCAGTTGATGCAGTTAAGTTAAAATCTGTTTGACCTAAAGCAGAACCCTCTGCCGTAGCAGCAGCACCTTGTGTATAAGCACTTTCTTTTACAAATCTAATTAGATCAGAATTTGTAGTTCCCACAGGAACAATTTGTCTTATATGTACTGCATTACTTGGATCAAACTTGTATCCAGGTACTCTTGTCGCTGCGATAACCTCACCAGTATAATCTGCACCAGTTGTCATATCAGCTTTAACTTCAAATGATGAAGCTCTTGATTTACCTTTTTTAAGTGCTTCAATAGCACCACCATCAATCGCATCTTTAATTGCGGATTTGAAGTTCATTGGCTTACTATCTACGGCATTTTTTTTAGCTGCCATTTCGATAATATCCATTCTCTTTTGCATTTCATCATTCTTTGCAAGATAGTCGTTAGTTAAGTTTGAAATCTCACTCTTAAGTGATTCTTCAACCTCGCCTTTAGCGTTATCTTGTGCCGAATTAAATGCTTTTTCAATTTTAGAATCAACTAAATCTCCGATTTGGTCTAATTCTTTTTTGATTTCATCGTTCATTTTTTACGAATTTAATTTATTAAACAAATAATTATAAATATCACTATTATCAGCTTTTATCTGTGTCGGCTCTGTAACTTCAATTTCGGTTGGCAAAGTGGCACTATCGTTAAAAATAGATTTTAGCTTAACGAGTTCTGCTTCGATAGCATAACCCATATTGTCAGAAATGTTACCCTTGCGAATTAACTTCACAAGTTTATCAAATCTTTTCAATACTTTCTCCTTATCTACATTCCCTTTTACATCTAATATCATTGCTTCATCATTTGCAGCAAGTGTAACGGCAGAAATCTCATAGAGTTTTACCTCTGTTAGTTTTCTATTGTAATCATCACCCATTCCTGCTTCTTTCTGAAGTGGTAATATACCAACACTATTTTCGGTAATCACTCCTGCTTTCATAAGTTCTAATACATCAGTTCCAAGTTGAGTTTTTGGTATTTTCGCTTCGAACATTAATCCTTTGTCATCTTCATATAGGTTTACCATTTTTCCTAAAGGTTGATCCATATTGTGCTGATATAGGTATTTAACACGACTACCATTTTCCATAATCGTTTTTGTATATGCACCAGGTGTAATTATATCACCATCACTATCTACATTGTTAAACACAGAACCATACCCTTTTACGATTCCACTCTTTTCATCGGCATCAATTAATTCACCGATTGGACTTGACTTATATATTATATTTTCCATTTTACAAAGATATTAATTTTAATTGTTTTCATTTTCTTGTAGTGCATCATTAATAATTGCAACACTACCTGCTGCAACCAAACTATTTACAACACCACCTTGTCTTTCATTTAAAGTTTCTTCTTTTGGAAAAGGTGCATTGGTACATCTACAATTAATGACATTGGCAGCACTTCCTCTACTATCACCTGGATAACTTAATTCCTCACCACCAACTAAAAAGTTTTTATCCATATCGACTACTTGTCCATTGGCTTCTATATGATCTATTCGTGTTCTACTATCAAAAGTTGCAATCCATTCCTTTTGTAGATTCTCTTTGCCAAAAACATCAGTAGCACTTTGATTTGTCGCATAATTAGCAGCATTTACACTTTCGGTTCTAACAATTCGTTTTGCATTATTAACCGACATATTTTTAAACTTCTTTCGCAGTATTCTTCCTGCTTGTACCTCATTCATTGATTGAAAGTCAGGATCTGCCATATATCTTTGTAAAACCCTTACTAATTCTTTTTTACGATTACCACCAACACTCACAACTCTTGCACCTGCTACTTGACTACCTATATATGCAAACTTTTCATTCCATATATCCATATAATCCATATCAATATTTTTAGTAATGTATTTCTCAAAGTTTTGAGCATACCACTTGGCAAACTTATTTCCAACCTCTTGATAAAGTTCAACATAAAGATTTATTAAGTCGCTATCCTTAAACTTAAATTGCAAGTCAGGTATTTGTTTATTGGCTTTTAGAAACTCATCAATTATTTGATTGTTTTCACTAACAAGATATTTTGTCCATTTCTTGTCTTGTTTCGCTTCCTCAATGTCTAATTGATTAAGCCAATCTTTATGATAGTTTTTTTTGAATTTTTTAGTCAGCATTTTGAGAAATCCTTTTTGCCCAAGAAATCATTGCTTTACCACCCCAAAGATTATAAGC